CGCCGGTCTCGGCCTTGACGACGTCGGGCTTGTCGGCGTTCTCGCGGGCGACGGTCACGGCGGCGGCGACCCGCTGGTCGGACTTGTCGAGCTGCGTCCCGAGGGTGCCTAGGTCGGCGGAGGGCGTGCCCGTGCCGTTCGTATCCTGGGCAGGCGTGCAGGCCACGAGGGCCAGCAGGGTCATGCCCAAAATACGATGCATCGTAAAACGGTTACTTGCCCTTGAGGGCGTCGAGGAGGCGCTTGCCTTCGGACTCGGTGGCCTTCAGGCGCTCGGCGTGTTTGCGGGCGAAGAGGACACCGGCGACGAAGCCGCCCAGCAGGGAGAGGACGATGGCGATGAGGTACAGCATATGGTCAGTCTAGAATCCAAGTGTTTGCAGCGACCTTGATGAGGCGGATCGTCTTGGTCGATGTGATGGTCGTCGTGCCTACAAGCACAGGAGCCGGGGTCATGGTGTCCTCGGGGACGATGTAGGTGCTAGGCATGGAACTGCCGTTGACGCAGAGCGTGATGACAGTCCCAACCGCAAAAGAGTAGGTAGAGTCCTGCGGAACGTACAGCGTCGTATAATAGCCAGCGGGGATGTAGACGATGTTGTTGGCGTCCGTGGACGTGAACGTGTGCGAGCCCGTGGTGATGGTGTTGACGGACTGAGCACCACCGCCAGCGGCAATCCATGCGCCATCCTTGCGGCCGTAGGTCGTGCCGTCGCTCGGGGCGTCTGACAGTTTGCCGGACAGCAGCTCGTCGGTCTTGGCCTTGTCGTAGAGCTGCATGGTTTAAAGTCGGGAAAGGAGGGCGGACAGTTGAGCCTCGAGCTCGGCGATGCGGTCGGCGTCGGACTTGGGCGGCGGAAGGTAGGCCACGCTTACCAGGTACTCGTCGGTCATCTCCTCGTTGCCGAGCACCTTGCGACCGTCTTCGCAGGTGATGGACAGGCGGTCTTCAGATCGCGTCCAGGTCAGTCCGTTTTGGTCGATGTAGGGCATGGTCATCAAGTATATGTGATTACGACAACTAGGCCGTTTGCTCCGTTTCCACCCTTGCCCACGGTGAACCCATTGTCTGCGGATCCAGAACCACCACCACCGCCGGAAGGCCAGCCCCCGTTGGCGGCCGCAGGACTAGAAAAACCATTTCGGTATCCACTACCGCCGCCACCTGTACCAACAATGAGTAGTTGATTGGTTGAAGATGTTCCGTTGGTGGGAGCAGTTGGTGGAGATGAACCCAAGCCTCCAGCAACAGTCGCCGTAAGAATGGTGCCGCTATTTAGAGACCCACCATTGCCACCAGTAGCAGTTGTTAGAACATTCGCAGCGGCACCACCACCACCACCGCCGCCGGTTGCTGTGACACCAGTCACAAAACTTTGTGCAGAACTGCCGGCAATATTGCTGCCAGCTCCTCCAGATCCAGCGCTGACCACGTTCATGTAATTGTATGAAGCAGAATTGCCTCCAGGTGTTCCGCTTGTGGTAGTACCACCTGTTCCGTTAGAACCACCAATTGCTCTGTAAAATGAGAATGAGCTTGCACCTCCGGCTGTCCCTGCATTGCCATTGGTAGAATTGGTTGTGACTGCGGCACCACCTTGTCCACCAGCGCCGACAACAACAGTTTCGGTAGAGCCAAGGGCGTTGGCACTAATGGCTTGAGAACAAAAACCACCACCACTTCCGGCACCGCCTCCATATCGAGAGGAGGTTGTTGCTTGAACGGCGCCAGATCCACCACCAGCACCAGCTCCAAAAAGATAAACGTGAACCCACTTAGCGTTTGCAGGCTTAGTCCAGGTGAACGTTCCAGAAGTCGTCGAGGTGCCGAAAGTTTGGATATCAACGCCGCCACCGCCACCGCTCGGGGTCGCCCATGCGTCATCCCAATCGGAGTTTGAGAGTTTCGTGAGCACCTGCCCGGTCGTGCCGCCGGCGGGGACGAGTTTCGTCGCGGGCTCCACCGCCGCAGTCCCGAGGCCGAGGTTCGTCCGGGCCGTCGAGGCGTTGGCGAGGTCGGAGAGGTTCGACGCCTTGGCGAGCTTCGAGTCGAGCGCGGTCTGCAGGTCTACCTGGTCGGCCAGCGTGCCCGTCACATCTCCCCACGCCACGCTTTCAAGCGGAATGATGCCGCCCACGTTCACAGTCCACGAGGAATAGGTTCCCGAGCCCGTGTGGTTTTGGACGTCTACAGTCAGCGCACCCGTGCCCGAGTTGTAACTCGTGACCTGAGCGTGCATATGGTGCAGGGTCGGGTCGGAAGTCAGGGCAATCGTGACGTCCTGCGTCGGGGAGTAGGACAAGCCCGTTCCGATCGTCAGGGACTTCGTGCCGTTGCCGACAGTCAGCGAGGTGGTCGAGGTCGTCAGGTATCGGTCGCCCGGGACGATCGTCGCCCAGGTCGTGTCGTAGTTCGTGCCGCTCGCCTTCTGGAGGTACTGCCCGGTCGTGCCGCCCGTAGCCACGCCAGGGCCAGCAGGGCCGGTCGCGCCCGTGGCCCCCGTGGCCCCGGTATCCCCTCGGGGAATGGTAAACTGAAGCACCGCCGCGGAGGACGTGCCCGAGTTGGTCACGCTCGCCGACGATCCAGCCGCCCCCGTGGTCGTGCTGCCAACGCTGACCGTCGCCGCATTGCCCGGACTGCCTTGGATGCCCTGCACCCCTTGCTCGCCCTTCGGGATGCCGAAGTTGAAGGTCGCCGCGGACGAGGTGCCCACATTGACCACCGTGGCGGACTCGCCCGGGTTCAGGGTCGTCGTCGTGCCGACTGCGATGGTCGCCGCGTTGCCCTGGGCGCCCGGGGTGCCGAGCTCGATGGTCAGGCTGGCAGGTGCCGTCCCGAGAACGGAGAGCGCAAGGGAGGCGTCCGACCCGTCGACCTCCACGGTCAGCGAGCCAAGAACCAGCGAGGAGACGGTGATGGAGGACATCGGTTATTCCGTGACTTGGTCGATGACGGACAGGCGGAACGTGTCGGAGAATAAGGTCGTGCCGCCGTAGACGAACTTAATGTCGCTGCGGGCGTTGCCCAGGCTGAAGCCCTCGGTCGACGACGCGGGCAGGGAGGCGACGAAGGACAGGCCGTTGACCGCCATCGTGATCGTGCAGGGGTAGACCGTGCCGCCCGAGTCGATGATGTCGCTGGTGACCGTGGTCGTCAGGAGGTTGGCAGGGCCGCCGACCGCCGGGGTATAGGTGACGGTCGCCGAGTAGGTCGTGCCGCGCTTGAAGGTGACGGTGGTGCTCATTTGCCTTAACCTTGCCCCCTAGGCAACTTAGACCTCAACCGTCGCCCCGGTGTCGTCCTTCGTGTAGCCAGTCCACGCGCCGAACCAGTCGGTCAGCTCGGTATCGTAGGCGGGCGGGGAAGGGGCTGGGTCGTTCACCGTGTAAAGCCCTTGATAGTTGACCGGGTTGGGTACCTTCATCGGGCCGAGGAACTTCTGGACGACCTTGAACGTGCCGTCCTGGTAGGTCAGGCTGGCGACCTTGTAGCGGATGCAATTATAATTGAGCACCGCCAGCGAGCCGATGCCTTGAATCGTCAGGTAGGTCGTGCCGGTGGGGGTGTCTACCTCAACCAGCTCACTAGTCTGAAGGTGCTTGAAATTAACTTGGTCGTTTGACCCATTGAAATAGTCGCTCTTCGTGTCGGCGTCCGACCCGTCCGCGAAGATGGCGAGATACGGAACGAGGCCCGTTTCGACCCCGGCGCAAGCGATGATGTAGACGCCCCAGGAGTCGGAGCCTCCCTCGACGCTCGCGGGCTGGATCGTGATGTACCCGCCGAGGTCGACGAAGGGGCTGTCGTCCGCCGTCGCCGCTTCGCCGTCCGTCTTCGAGCCCGTGGGGAAGCAATAGAACTTCTGCACCTCTGCCTTCAGGCCACTATGCACCCAAGGCGAGGAGGCGAAGTAACTGTTCCAAAGGACATAGCCTTTCCGGCATTGGACTTGGTAGCCGTCCGCCGCCTTCGCCGCGGTCACTTGGAACTGGTCGTCCTCGCCCCAGTACTGCCAGACCGGGTCGATGGTCATCGCCGTCGCCCCGCCGCTGGTGACGAAGTTGTAGCCCGCTCCTGGCTGGATGCTCATCGTCAGATGTTGGTCGTATCGTAGACGACGTTCGGGTAGCCCTCGCGGTTGAACCGCAGCTCGTAGGTGAACTTGTAGACCGTGCCGTAGTCCTCCACGCCGAGCGAGGCGATCAGGAGTTGGTCGTCCTCGTCAGCCGATTCGAAGGTGCTCCCGTAATAGGACGGCAGCAGGGAGGTCAGGCCGTCGGGGTTGCGGTACTTCATCGTCTTCCCGACCATGCTCAGGAAGGTGGCGACGTTGGCCTGGACGTTCGTGTAGATGACGCCGCGGAAGGTCGAGGTCGGGGCGAGGTAGGACGTGCGCTGGTAGAGTTTCGCCGCCGTGCTGTTCGCCCTGGAGTAGAAGCCGAGGAACTTGCCGCCGTTCTTCAGCTCGAAGATGGCACCGTTGTCGCCCTCCCAAATGCCGGACTTGGAGTAGGGCAGCAGGGTCGTGATGCTGAAGGCCGGGGCGTAGACGGGCGCCGTGTTCGTGCCCGTGCCCACCCCAGCGATGGACAGCGGGTCGGTCGTCATGAACCGCGGGTGCGTCGTGATGGTCTCGGTCGTCAGGCTCGTCGCGGCGCCGACCTCAGGGGAACTCCAGCCGGTCTCGCCAGCGATGCCGATGTAGTCCGCCGTGATCGTGGCGACGTCGAGCGCACCATAGGACACGCTGACCTTGTGGCAGAACAGGCGACCATCAGGGCCGAAGGCGTCGCTCCGGGAGATGACGTCCGCCGCCGTCGAAGCGTCGCACTTGTAGGTCGCCTTGCACGTCAACACCCCGTAGCCGTTGTCATCGATGGTGTAGCCCGGTTGCAGCATCGGGACGGTCAAGCCGTCGCCTTGGGAAATCTTGGCCATAGGTTAGCGGGGGAAAACGGTGCGACCAGAGGAGCCCATGCCGCCAAGGTCGAAGCCTCGCTCGGGGCGGAAGCCTTGCTTCGCCTGGTCAGCCTCGACGAGTTGGCGGAGGCTGTTCGCCATGTCCTCCTGCAGGACGATTTGCTGGCGCATCGCGTCGAGCTGCGGGCTCTGCCCGACGCCGATCACGTTGCCGGATACCTCCGCAATCTTGGAGGCGGTCGGGCCAGCCTTCTCGGCGGCGGCCTCAGCGGCGGCGCGCTGGGCGGCGGTAGCGCCGAAGAACTTGTCGAAGGCCTCCTGAAGTTGAGGCGGCAATTCGGTCTGCCCCATGGCGTTGGCGACATCTTCGGGGGTCATGACAAGCCCGCCACCCATGCCACCATAGGGGCCTTTCCTCATCTCGCGCATGAACGCCAGGTGCTCCTCGACCTTAGCCATGCCTTCAGGCGCTTCCCGGAAGAATTGAATGCGGGCCTGCGTCTTAAGTTCCTCGGCCTTCTTCTTGTCCTCCTCGGTCTTCTGCTGCTCCTTGCGGCGCTTGCCCGCCTCGATCTCCTGGCTGGTCGCGAACATCTTGGCCTCAGCCGTATCGGCGAAGTCCAAGGCCTCCTGCACCTGCCGCTTGCGGTTCTCGATTGCCTCGCCGATGAAGCCAATCGCCTTCTGCACGAGCACCATCGGCGCCACGAAGCCCAGGGCGATGTCCTTGAAGGCCTCCTTGAACTTCTTACCGACGGCGTTGGCGGCACCCTCGACGCCCTCCATAGAAGCCTTGGCCTGAGCCATCTTCTGAGGCACGTCGGACTTGCCCGACAACTCCCACTCTAGTTTGCGTCCCATCGTTTAACCTTGCTGGGTAGGCAACTCCCCAGCCCGCAGGGTTTCCATGAAGGCCTCCTCCTCGGTCGTCAGGAGGTTGACCTTCGCCCCGCCCCGCATCGCGAACGCCGTCGACAGCCAAATGGCCTGAGCCTCGGGCATCTCCCAAGCCCGGGCTTCCTCAATGCCGTTGGCGACTAGGTTCGTCACGATCATCAGGGGCCACGGGCACCCCACCCCATCGGCTGAGTCGCTGGTCTTCGAGCCTTCCCAGTATTTAGGCCACGCGTCGAGATGGCAGTACTCCACGAACCGGGCGACCTCGCCGGCGAACTTGTCGGGCCGGTACTCCATCTCGCGGAGGCGAACCTTCTCCCAGAAGCCGAACTCCAGCCCGCCCTCCTCGGCGCATACCTTGACCGCCATCATCAGGTCGGCAGGGGTGATGGCCCGCCCGACCGTGACCAGGGGCGACTCAATGGCAAGCAGCCGAACCCTGAACTTCAGGCAAAAAGGAAAGACCCGCTTCCCGAAAAACACCCGGGAGGACGGGTCTGAGAATGCCCGCAGGAAACGATTGTCCACGGGGGCGAGTCAAAGCCCTTGCAGGGCTCGCGTCAATTAGACCGGCGTGACGCCTTCGTAGTCGACCGCGGTGATCGCGTACTTCACGAAGTCCTTGTTCGAGCCCTTCTCCTCAATCTTCGTGATGACGCCGACGAAGGAGTTGCTCGCCGTGCCGGACGGGTAGGCACCCTTGGCGGCAACGGTGAAGGAAAGGGTGGCGCCGAGGACAGGGGCGTCGCCGCTCGCCTTGACCACGCCCTCGAGGGAGAGCTCGGTCTTGCGGTCGTCGTAGCGCATGGTCTTCGTCAGGCCGGACTCGTCCTGCACCATGTTCTCGTTGTTGAACGAGGCGGACACGGTGTAGGACTGGACAAAGAGGTTCGTGATCGTGCCCGCGACCCCGTAGGTGCAGGTGGTTCCTTGAGCGACGGCGGCCATTTGTCTTTGCGGGC